TGATCGTTCTGACGTTCATTGTCATAGTGATCCTGGAAAACAATGACGACGGAGGCGCTGCCTAAAATGAAACGCACCGTCCCACAAAGCCCCGCCGTCGAGCAAGCCGTGCTCGGCAGTCTTCTCGCGGACCCCAAGCTCATCGACGAGATCGCCGCGCTGCACGCCGATCTTTTCTACACGCCCGCGCATCGCTTCATCTTCGAGACCATCACCGAGATCCGCGGCGAAGGCGGCACACCGAACCTCATCGCCACGACCCAGCGCATCGATGCCGCGCACAAGCTCAACTTTGTCGGCGGCGCCGGTGCCCTCACCGAGCTGCTCTCCCAGTCTGCCGGTGGACCCGCAGGCGTCGAATATCACGCTCAAACCCTCCGCGACCTCCACGCACGCCGCCGCATCATCGACGCCTCGGTCGCCATGCAAGCCGCCGCCCAAGACATGGCCACCGATGCCGACAGCGTCCTCCAGCAAGCCGGCGAGAGTGTCCTTAGTCTTTCCCTCACCACCGCCACTGACAGCATGCGCGCCCCCAGCGCCATCGTCCCGGGTCTCCTCGAAGAGCTAGAGAGCCTCATGGCCGGCGGCAAAAAGCTCGGCCTGCAAACCGGCATCCGCGACTTCGATCAAGTCACCGGCGGTCTCCGCGGCGGACAGCTCACCATCATCGCCGGTCGCCCCGCCATGGGCAAGAGCGCGCTGATGTTGAATATGGCGGACAACATGGCCCGCCGTGGCGTTCCAGTTGTCTACTTCTCCCTCGAAATGCCCGCCACCGAGTTGGCCGCCCGCGTTGTCTTGAGCCGCGCCGAGACCAACACCGAGATCATCCGGAACGGCTTCCTCACCGCCAGCATCAAGCACCGCATTTTTGACGCCGCCACGCAATTTTCCACAGAACCCCTCTATGTGGACGACCGTGGCGGTCTCACCCTCTTGGATATCCGCGGCCGCGCCCGCCTCGCCGTCCGCCGCTGGGGCGTGAAGTGCGTCTTCGTCGATTACCTCCAGCTCGTCAGCCACTCCGGCGCCCAAAGCCGCGAAAACGAAGTCGGCTTCGTCTCCCGCGGCCTCAAAGCCATGAGCATGGAGTTAGGCATTCCGGTCGTCGCCGCCGCCCAGGTCAACCGCCAAGCCGAAAACCGCAGCGACAACCGCCCGAAACTTAGCGACCTCCGCGAATCCGGCAGCATTGAGCAGGACAGCGACATCGTTTGCTTGATTCACCGTCCCGCCTATTACGCCGTGCAGGACGAGGAACCAGAAGTCCAAGACGCCGAGTTGATCGTGGCGAAGCACCGCGCCGGCAGAACCGGCACACTCAACCTCACATGGCGTCCCTCGCTCACCCGCTTTGAGGGCACCGCACCCGCGGGCCGCACCAGCGACAGCGATGGCTCCGTCTACGCCCCATCGCCGAAATTATGGGAGGCGCTGAACGAATGATCAACTCCCGCCAGAAAGGCGCCAGCTTTGAGCGCGAAGTTGCCAAGGCATTGACCGCCGAAGGATTTCCGGCCAAGCGGGGCGCGCAAGTCAGCCAAGGATCTTGGGGGATCAGTGCGCCCGACGTGATCGTGCCCTGCTTGCCGGATTGGCACTTTGAGTGCAAGCGCCACGGCCGCGCGCGGTTTGACTTGGACGCCGCGGTTGCACAAGCGCTGCGCGACGGCAAGGGCGCAAAGACCGCCGTCATCCATCGCAAAGACCACTGCGAGATGCTTGTCACGATGACCTTCGGCCGCTTCACCGACATGCTACGCAACTCGGATGACGTGGAGCCGTTGAGCAATGTCGGAGAAATTTTGTAGTACCAACCAAAACCAACAACCAACCACATAACATGGCCTCAAAAACCCTAACCACACCCGTGGGCATCGCCCGCTATCCTCACCTTAACCGTCCCGACACCAAGTTCGACGACGTGGGAGTGTTCAAAGTCAACCTCGAGCTAACCGCCGAGGAAGCTGAACCGTTCATCAAGCAAGCTGAGGAGCTTTTCTCCGCGTTCGTTGCCGAGAAGAAAGCCGAGCTGAAGAAAGACAAGCTCAAGCTGCACGCAGCTCCGTGGGAAGACAACGACGGTCTCGTCCAGTTGAAGCTCAAGGTCAAAGCGGTCGGCAAAGACAAAGCCGGCGAGACGTACAGCCGCGCGCCGAAGCTCTTCAACGCCTCCGGCGACATCATCACCGACAACATCGGCGGCGGCAGCAAGATCCAAGTCGCAGTCGTGCCCTACTGCTGGTACACCGGCACGCTCGGCGCCGGCATCACGCTGCAGCCCAAGGCTGTCATGGTGCATGACCTCGTCACATGGGGCGATGGCGGAAGCGCCACCGCCTACGGCTTCGACGTTTCGGAAGCCAAGCCCGCCGCTCGCAAGACCGGCACGGACGACGAAGAAATTAGCTGGTAATTCTTATGCCAAAGAAAAACACCACAACCAAATCCACAAGGGGGGCGGCAAAACGCCGCCTCCCTTCGGCCAAAGCCGCCAAGCCCGTGGAGCCGGATCGCTTCACCGAGGACGGACGCAAAATCGTCCGCCTCGAGAAGACCCGCGCCCACCAAAAGTATCCGCTCAAAGACGGCACCGACGTTCCGGGCGCCTCAACCATCGCCAAGATCGGCGAGGACAGCAGCGGCCTTATCCACTGGGCGTGGAAATTGGGTATGGACGGTCAGGATTACCGCAAAGTCCGCGACAAGGCCGCCGACATCGGGACCATCGCGCACTTCCTCATTGAGTGCTTTCTCCACAACCACGTTGCCGACCTCTCCGAATTCAGCCCCGCGGATGTCGAGAAAGCCACCATCGCGTTCAACAACTTCAAGCGCTGGTGGGACGAAGAAGGTCTCACCGTCATCGAGCCGGAAGTGCAGTTGGTTTCCGAGGAATACCTCTTCGGCGGCACCATCGACGCACCCAGCCGCGACCGTGACGGCAAGATCGTCCTCCTCGACTGGAAGACATCCAAAGCCATCGTCGGCGCGCACAAAGTCCAGCTCGCCGGCTACGAACAGCTCTGGAACGAGAACCGGCCGGACATGAAGGTCCAGCGCCGCGGCATCGTCCGCATCGGCAAAGAATCCCCGGACGATTTCGAGGTCGCCTGGATGTTTTCAGCCGAGCCGTTTTGGAAGGTCTTCCAAGCGCGTCTCAACCTCCACTACGTCCAGCTCATGGCGAAGAAAGCCGCCTAAATGCCCCCACGCAGAACCATCGCCATCGTCCGTAAAAAGCTCGGCCGCGAAAAAGCGGACGGCATGACGTTGGGTGACGGCAAAGTCTACATCGATCCGCGTCAATCCGGCGCGGACGAGCTAGACACGGTTCTGCATGAGCTGCTGCACCATGTCTGCCCCGACATGAGCGAAGAAGCAGTCGCCGAGAAGTCCGCCACGATGGCGAGGTCGATGTGGAAAGACAAATGGAGGCGCGTCCACGAATGACCGCCGCCGGCTACATCCTCATCGGCCTCGCCGCAGGCATAGTGCTCGGCGCCCTGGCGGCCTACGGCGGCATGTTCGCCTGGGCCATCCGCTACGGAAACAACGAAGAAGAATAATTTATGAAAAAACCCGCAGGACTCTACGCAAACATCCACGCCAAAAAAGCCCGCATCGCCGCCGGAAGCGGTGAACGCATGCGCAAGCCCGGTTCTGCCGGCGCGCCCACCGCCAAAGCATTTCGGGCATCCGCCAAGACCGCCAAAGCGCGCCGATGACCTCCGGCGCCCTCATCGCCTTGGTCGGCTTCATTTATTTCGCCGTTGCCATCGACCTCGGGCTGCTCCAGCACCGCTACTGGCACGCCATCGTTTGGCTTGGCTACGCCATCGCGCAAATCGGCCTCTGGCGCGTCACGATTTATGAGTAAATACGATATTATGACACCGGAAATCGCCGAGATCGACAAGACCATCACGCTGCTAAAAACGCAGCGCCAAAAACTTGTGGCCGCCGCAGCGAAGCGCAAGGCCGACGCCCTCTGTGCCGAAATGCGCAAGAAGAGGTCAGCAAAATGATTTACAACCTGCAGGCTCAATCGGGCTTTCGCCGGGATTCCATGTGGTGTGGTCCCGCGGAGCATTCCGTCATGCCCAGCCCCGCCGAGCGAAACGAGCGGGGCGCCTGCACATTCTTTGCATGATCCACGAATTCGCACGCCCCGTTCCCGTCAAGACCCCGCTCGGTCTCGGCTCGGTGTGGTATGTTGAGTCTCAGGGAGCCTATTTCAACAACATCTACGCCGTGATCCTCGAGGACACCGGCGAGACGCGCTACATGCGCAGCGATCAGTTCGTCGTCTTGGAGAATCCCACGATGGACATCAAAA